AAAAATTCAAAAGCCGCAATGTGATGCAAACAAAAGCCATCTGCTTCGCGCGTGTCCTGTTGCCTTTGCGTGTTCTGCATAATGTATTCCACCGAACATAGTGATGGTCTCAATATCCTCTGGCCTTCGCGCGTGATGCCAAGTCTCAAATGAGTTTCCAGGAATGTAGCAGGAGCTACTTGACTTTGGCAAAGTGAGATGGCATCATAGTCTCATCGCCAGCACTGGGCACATGCTCACTGGCCAAAGACGTAGCCCCGGAATGCCGCTCCCGAGAGCATTCCCTCGCCCAGCTTGGTTGTGGCGCGTGAAGTAACGTCAAGCCAATTTTCAGCTTACTAAAGCAAACCGTGCACCTGAGAACAGGTGTACTACCATTGAAGAGACCCTGCCTATGACTGAAGGTTTGGAAAACCTCACTCACCTTGATGCGATTGGGATTATGGCCAATGCCTATGCGCGTTTGACCAAAGATCCAACCAGCACTAAGGGAGAGTTGCGTGAGGCGATGCGCGTTTTAGCTAAGGCAACGGCTTACCAATTCTCTTTAACTGATGATAGCTACACCTTCACCCATTGACGGGGCAGACGTTTGCTTAAAGATTGCTGATAGCGGCATTCGTAACTTAAGCACTGAAGAACTTAGATGGGTTACGTCTAAGTCTAGGAAGTGTGATGTATGGGACCCCCAGATTCACGCATCGTTTCGCGCGTATTGTTACCGCGAACAAGTTTAACCTTTACTATCCCTACTACATCATGGCTAAGCCAGGTTCCAAGGGCAATAACAGTTCCAGGGTTGTAGTACGCAACCTTATCGGCAAGGTAACGACACAAGGTGATGGCTTACGTTCAAGGCCTAAGCCTGGGCGGAAAGCATATAGGGGCCAAGGTCGCGGATGATCACTTGACCATAGCAAACCAAGACTATTCTATTGAGGAACTTATGAACCTTGATCTTTGGGATATTGATGACAGTGTTTTGTTTAAGAAACGATTCTTTCCATCTGATCCCCACGACCCTATCTACCTTGAGGAGTATTTAGAAGATGTTCCTTTCGTGGATGATGAGGATCCTCCGGTCGATACCTTCGATTGGTTCAATGAGAGGGATCCTATTGAGAATGACGTTTAGACGTGTTAAAGATAGTGACTATAACCGATGCTTACAACGTGCCTTTGATCTAAGCACTAATCATTTAACAGACCTCGGGGCTAAGCTACATTTCCATGATGACATCGTTAATAGCGAGGAGTATGAGTGGCCTGAGGGTGAGCCTCACCCTGTTGATTTGTTAGAGGCTCAGATTGATATGGGAGGGGCAGAGGATGAGGTTGAACTGACCGGGGAACTGGTCAACACCCTGGCCCAACTGATCGTTTTGCGCAAGGCGCGGCAGGGGTGCCCTTGATCTGCTGCATTTCTGGAGCAGCGTGCCTGTTTTGCTTGGTATGATGGTCAAGCCACAAGCCTCAAAGCAATGGTGCAGCAAACGCCGTGTATTAACGGCTACTTGGACGGGATGATGCAAGCCATCACCTTCTTTCGGACTAGCACTAACTATGAAGAGAAGAAGTTAACCGCCCAATTCATGTCTATTTTTCTGTGTATTGCCTCTCGCCCTGGTGTTAGTCAGGAAGAGATCAGGGCATTTACTAATGTTCCCGGTCCAACGCTTACCTTCATCTTGGGTAAGCTTGGAGACAACCACAGGGATGAAAACAAAGATCCTCTTAAGTGGATCATCCAGAAACGTAGTTTAGATGACTACAAACGAAAGCAATGCTTCCTGACTCCCAAGGGTCAGATAGCTGCGGATTACATCACCAGTCTTCTATCCCAACATGAAGAGAACAACTGAATCCCCATCGACAAAGACGTGGGGTAATGCACTGGACTACACAGCCAAGCATCGTTGGAAGCCGATGGCTTCTTATGGTACGAACATGATTAATTCGGGCCACATCACCAATTTAATTGGGCGTTCATATTGCCTTAGCAAAATGAGTGCTCCTGCCTTTTGGCGTAACTTGATTACTGAGTTGCGCGATGTGAATCCCCTTTGGCAAGATGCAACCATCAATCGCATCACTACCGCTGGGCGTACTGTCTTGCGTACTGTGATTGAAGATGAGCTTGTATCATTTGCTCTCCCTAAGATACCTAAGCTTAAGGAAGGGGAATCACGTCGTACCTACTACACTAAGGATGAGGTAGAGCGTTTAGTCTTCACTGCCATTGACGTGTTTGCACGCAGTGACATTGCTGACATTATGTTGTTTGCTGCTTACACTGGTGGCAGGCAGGCTGAACTCCTTAAGCTAAAAGTAGGCGATGTTGATTGGTCTTCAAATGTTATCTGGTTTGGAGGCAGACCAGGCTTGATCACTAAGGGTAAGGAGGTTCGGGCTGTGCCAGTCGCAGACCGGATTATCGACATTACCCAAAAGCGCAGCAACGGTCGCAGACCCGACGAGTTGCTGTTTGGTGATGACTGGACTAATAAGGACCAGTTGGTGAGGACATTTACTAAGGTCAAGGAATGTTGTGGTTTTGACAGGTCGTATGTGTTTCACTCCTTCCGCCATTCATTTGGCACTTGGATAGGAGAGGTAGCCCATCCCCGGCAGATTATGAGTCTGATGGGGCACAAGGATGTAGAAACAAGTCTCCGGTACACGAAGGCAACTGATGCTGCTAATCGTGCTGCTATCGAAGCTCTATCACCATGAGTTTGTCGATGCGGTTGGGGAGACTTGAACTCCCACACCCGAAGGCACATGTACCTGAAACATGCGCGTCTACCAATTCCGCCACAACCGCGTCATCGACCCCACGAATTTACCACTCGGGGTGTCTAGGCGCATCTAGAACGGGTTCACAAGCCAAAAAACCGCCTCATGTCCACCTCAAAACTGTCTCAGCAAGCGCCCAAAACCCTGCCATTGCAATGGGTTTGACACTACCTCTATAGTTTCAGGTTCCAATAGCAGTCACTTTGCTATAGCAAACCGCAAATAAGGGCCAGGGTTCAGTCCCTGGCTTTTTTGTTGATTATTCACTTTGCCACTGCAAACCTCGTTTTACGGGTACTAGCGCACTTATGGAACTCCAAGAGCTAATGATTCGGGAGCTTAGTTTAGAAACAGAGATGCACCGTGAGGCCGTTTCTAGACTTAAGGAACGCACTCGTCGGGCGGAGGATAAAACTTACGCCAGCTCTACTGTGTATGGACAGGCCCTCACCAAGAAAGCCATTGAACCGATGGCTTCATTGATTAAGGAGCGTTACGGCAGGCTCACTTCAGGTAGGGCGGCTTTTAATGCCATCTATCTAGATATGATTAAAGATGGTGATCCTGATGTGATGGCTCTAATCACAATCAAGTGTTGCCTAGATCGTTTCGGTAAAGATCGTGTTCCTGAACATACCAAGTTGTGTATGCAGATTGGTGAATGTATTCAGGAGCAATTACGGATTGACTACCTAGAACGGGTCAACCGGGGATTGTTTACCAACATTGTTAAGGAGTTTCGGCATACCACTGGCACCCGTCAGAAGGCAACCCGATTCAAATTGACGATGAATAAGAAGGGCATCAAGTGGAAGACCTGGCCTGCTAAAGCCCGACATCGGGTGGGGGCGTGGTTGTTGGACGTCTTTTGTACGGCCACCGGTTGGGCTTCGGCTAAGACCGTTCGTCGCAGTAAGCACCGCTGTCAGGTGTTGGTGCAGTTTGAGCCGGAGTTCCTAGAGCATGTCGATGCGATCTTGGAGATGGCTAGTCAGGTGGCCTATTGCGCCTGGCCAATGCTGTGCCCTCCAAACGACTGGTCGGGCAAGCTGGACTACAGCGGTGGGTTCATTATGAATGAGCTAAAAAACCGTCACAAGCTAGTCAGGGTCAAGGATTACCGTCTGAATCAGCCATTCTGCGAAGGGACAAAAGCCCTTGCCACGTTGAACAATCTTCAACGGGTTACATACCGGATCCACCCCACCATCTTGGAGCTTGCCAATCACTGCCAAGCCCAGCGAATCAGTGTTGGTTCATTCCGCGCTGAGGATCTGATGCCCCTCCCTGAGAAGCCCTCAGAGGGGGCTACAGCAGACGAGATCTGGTCTTATAAACATGCGGCTACATCCATCCACGATTACAACGCAGGCCTCTCACAGCGCAACTACAGGACCACTGAGACGCTCTTTGTAGCGAACAAGTATGCCGGTGAGTTGCTCTGGCTGTGTTGGAACTTTGATTACAGGGGGAGGATGTATCCCATCCAAAACTCTGGCCTGACCATCCAGGGGACAGACCTCGATAAGAGCCTCTTCTACTTCTATGAGGAGGGCCCAGTGGATGAGTTTTGGTTGGCCTTTGCTTGTGCTACGGCCTATGGGCTGGACAAAGCATCAATGCAAGAGAGGGTGGACTGGACTCACAACAACCTGGAGATGATCCAGGCCATTGCTGCAGATCCAATCGGAACCATCCCCTTATGGGAAGCAGCCGAAGAGCCTTGGACTTTCTGTGCAGCAGCAATCGAGTATGAGGCCTGCTGTATCTCCAAGACCAAGACAACATCAGGGTTGCCTATCGGGGTAGACGCAACTGCCTCAGGGATTCAGCATCTTTCCGCTCTCACCTTGGATCAGACTGCTGCTGAGATGGTGAATGTGACACCCACTCCGAAACCCTCTGATGGTTATCTAGCTGTTTCAGAGACGGCTAAGGAGAAGCTCTCACCTGAACTACAAGGATGGATGAGCAGGAAGGTTACCAAAAGGCCAACCATGTGTCTGCCTTACGGGCTCAGCCGCCATTCGGCCCGTGGTTACATCCGTGACCAGCTCCATAAGGATGGCAGAGATCTCTCAATACCTGGAGCCCTTGGCGAGATCACCAGTGCGGTCTATGACCACGCAATTCGCAAGGTCTTTCCTGGTCCAGTGGAGTGTATGGAATTTATCCAGCAGGTTGCTGATCAGGCAATCCGCAGTGGTAGAGACCATCTCACTTGGACTGTGCCATCAGGGTTCACAGTCATTCAAAACCTGCGTAAGGCTGACATCATCAGGGTTGAAACCCAACTGATGGGGTCAGTATTGAAAACATCCTTGGCTATTGGGGATAAGGAACCTGACCTCAAACACCACGTATCGGCATCTGCACCCAATCTCGTCCATTCCGCCGATGCCTGCCTACTCCACATGACGTTTGCCGAATGGGAACGTCCGTTCACAGTCATCCACGACTGTGTATTAGCTCGATCCTGTGATCATAATGAGCTTGGAGTTTTAATTAGAGACAAGTTCATTGAGTTGTACAACAACCCGATCCTTTGCGAATGGGCAAAGAAACAGGGAGCTGATGTACCCGATGGACTGATCAAAGAAACACTGGACCTGGAGACCGTCCGGGACAGCACCTATTTTTTCTGCTAATCACTTTGCTATGGCAAACCGCTTCGTAATCACCACAAGCCTTGAAGGCTACATCAATGCTCTCAAACCTGCCGGTCAGTACAACAACTGCACTATCGGCTTCAAGATCCCTAAGGCTGAGCTACCTGCCTTCGATGAAAGCTTTGAATCTGGCCTGAAATGGGCTGAATCCAAGGCTGCTGGCAAGCGGGTATCCCGTAAGCTTCCCAAATGGGATGAGGAAGGGATGGTCAAGGTTTCCTACGGTGGTGAAGCCAAATCCCCAATGTTCCCCTGGGTTGATACTGAGGGTAAGGAACTGGATCTGGACACTGATATTCGTAAGGGAACCAAGGTTCGCCTAATCGTTGATCTGAAACCGTATCACTTTGGTAGCGAGGTTGGGGTTTCTCTCAAGGTCAAGGGAGCACAGGTCATTGAACTTGTAGCTGGTACTGGTGTTGCTGATTCTGGTGATCTCACCGCTGATGCAGTAGCTGCCCTGCTTGGTACAACACCTGGCTTCAAGCAATCCGAACCCAACGTTCGTGATGTACGGCCAAAGACTGATGAAGATGCTTACGAGTTCTGATGTACCGCAGTCGCCTTGAAGAGCGGCTGGCCCAATGGTTTGAATTAAACAACATTCCATTCGAGTACGAAACTCTCAAGCTCGATTATACGGTTACAGCTACTTATCGTCCTGATTTTATTCTCCCTAATGGCGTCATCCTTGAAGCCAAGGGGTATCTAAAGCCTGGGGATAGACGCAAGATGTTATGTGTTCGGGACGCAAATCCTGACAAGGACATTCGCTTTGTCTTCCAGGCGCCTAATAACAAACTTAATAAGAACAGCTCCACTACCTACTGGGCCTGGGCTGAGAAGCACGGGTTCAAGTGGTGTCCCTCTAACAACATCCCACCTGACTGGTATCAATGACTTACAGCAAATCTGATGATGTTGATGAACTGCGTAAGTTCTCAGTCTCATTCCTAATGCTTTTGGATTATTTGGGTTTTGAGCCTGATGACATTGTTGATGGTGTTGAGGAGGGGCTTACTGAGTATCACCACCAATTTAATGGCGGGTGATGGAATCAGACAGTGAGTTCGTAAGACACGAACCCTGTCCCAAGTGTGGCAGCTCAGACGCATTAGCCCGGTACTCCAACGGATCGGGCTTTTGCTTTGCCTGTAGGGGCTACGACCGGGGCGAGGGGGAAATCATGACAAGCCTAAACCGCACCCCAACAAAACTAATGAATTTCACGGGAGAGTTTCAACGCTTCCGCTCCATCTCACCAGAAACCAGTCGTAAATTCAATGTACGAGTCGATCAGACTAATGTTGGTGCTGTATTGCGTTTTCCCTATTACTCTTCTAGCGGCAGTCTTATTGCTTATAAGGAGAGAACACAGGACAAGCAATTCTCCTGGGTAGGGAAGAACCAAGACAAACAGCTTTTTGGTCAGAACCTTTTTGGTAGTGGAAAGACTCTTGTTATTACAGAAGGAGAAATTGATGCTCTTTCAGTGTGGCAAGCTCGCCCTAACTGGCCCGTATGCTCCGTCCCGAATGGGGCAGCAGGGGCTAAGAAGGCACTAGAAGCCCAACTTAATTGGTGTCTAGGGTTTGGAGAGATTGTTCTCCTATTTGATGGGGATGCGGCTGGGGTTCAGGCGGCACAAGACTGTGCAAGTTTGTTTCCTGCAGATCGTGTCTTCATAGCCAATACGGCACCATATAAAGATGCCAATGAGGCATTAGTAGCAAAGGAACCGGATGCGATCCGACAGGCGATTTATAACAAGAAACAGTACACACCCCAATCCATTATCGACGGACGAGACCTATTCGATCTGGTCTCTAAGCCTTCCAATCCTAGGGATGCTGATTGGCCATTTGACGCTCTTAATACCGTTACTGGTGGTCTGCGGTTGGGAGAACTGGTCACTTGTACCGCAGGATCTGGAGCGGGGAAGTCAACCCTATGTGGTGAAACAGCCCAAGCCTTAGTAGATCAGGGCTTCAAGGTTGGTTATATAGCTCTAGAAGAGAGCGTTCAACGCACTGCTTTAAGGTTGATGAGTGTGAAGGCTAATAGTCCTTTGCATATTTCCAATCAACTTTCTACTGAAGACTTCCGCACTGCCTTTGATGAGAGTGTTGGGTCTGGTTCCGTATTTTTAAGGGATGGGTTTGGGTCAGTTGATCCGGATGTAATCCTCAACGACATACGGTTTATGGTCAAGTCAATGGGTGTTAGTTGGATCATCCTTGACCACCTCTCCATCCTGCTCAGCGGCAATGCCGATTCGATGGGTGATGAGAGGAAGACTATTGATTTGGTGATGACTAAACTCCGCTCTTTTGTAGCTGAGACAGGCATCGGGATGATTCTTATCTCTCACCTTAGACGTTCTCAAAATGACAAAGGACACGAAGACGGAGCCCAAATCTCCCTTGGGCATTTGCGAGGCTCCCATTCCATTGTCCAGTTATCTGATCTGGTTATCGCTCTACAGAGAAACATCTCCTCTGGCGAGAATCACGCACAGTTGGTTGTTCTAAAGAATCGATATAGCGGTAAGACAGGACCAGCCGGTGAACTCCAGTACGTTGAGATCACTGGGCGCATGGTCGAAACCACCTCTACATCCTCTTCTACTACTGATGATGGCTACGAGTTTTAGTGCATTTCTTTTTTTGCAAGATCGATGCGAACCTTGCGTTCGTACAAAGCAAGCTCTCCGTGATGCTTTTGATCAATCAGAGCATATCAAGCTCATCCCATTTAAGGATGAAGAGGGCTTAAAGACAGCTATTGCAAGGGACTATGGCATTGAAGTTACACCTACCTTGATCATTGTCAGGCCTGATGGTTCTGAGATCAATCGATTTAAGGGTAGTAAGAACCTGCCTGCTGTCTTCCTGAGCAAGGTGGCTCGGTTTCTGAATGGGGCTAATGCCAAATGAGTAGGAAAGAACGCCTAATTCTTGAGGCTTTCTACCTAATCACAAACATGTTCATTATTGCAGGTGTTATGAGGCACTGGAATTGAAGCTACTATTTGATATTGAGTCAGATGGTCTCCTGAGAACTATCACCACCATCCATTGCATTGTCATCCGTGATCTGGAGACAGGACAACTTCTGGTCTACAACGATCAGGGGACTAAGCCTCCCATCTCACAAGCCATCACACTGCTTGAGGAGGCTGATGAATTATGGGGCCACAACATTTGTAACTACGATGTACCTGCAATTCGTCAAATATTTCCTTGGTTCTCACCTAAGGCTACGTGTTACGACACGATGATCCTGAGCAGGATGTTGTACTCCGACATTCTTAACCGTGATCTTAATAAGAAGCCTGACCAGATGCCTGCCAAGCTTTTTGGTAGACACTCCCTAGAGGCCTGGGGTTACCGCCTCTCTGAGTACAAGTCAGAGTTTGGTAAGACTACGGACTGGGCTGATTGGAGTCAGGAGCTAGAGGATTACTGCGTACAGGACACTGAGGTGAACCTGAAGCTGCGTGATCATTTCCTGCCTGCTCTTGAGAAGTACCCGTCTGCTCTGGAACTGGAGCACGGTGTAGCCAAGATGATGGCTTTACAGGAGGAGTCTGGTATTCGTTTTGATGTGAAGCAAGCTCAGCAACTGGAATCAATTCTCCGAACAGAGTTAGAGGAGTTGTCTGATCAGATGCTTGCTACCTTCCCTTATGTGGATGGTGGTGTAGTTCACGCCTCAAAGGAATAACAAGACTAGGTACTACATCAATGGTGCCACCTTCTGCAAGCTTAAGGAGTTCAATCCCACAAGCCGCTTCCACATCGCTTGGGCCTTTAAGAACTGGCGTAACTGGACTCCTACTGAGTTTACTGACACTGGTACTCCCAAGATTGATGAAGCTGTTCTCAAGACCCTAGGGACTGAGGAGGCTTTGATCTTTGCTCGAATCCTTGAGCTACAAAAGGCTCTGGGTCAGCTTAGTGATGGGAATGGGGCCTGGTTAAAGCAGGTGACTAAGGAAGGGTTCATTCACCACTCCTGTCAACTTGCTACTAATACGGGAAGAAATGCTCATCGTGGTCCCAATGTTAGCCAAGTCAGTTCTGATCCACGTTGTAGGGCTTTGTTCCTTCCACATGAAGGGCAAGTCTGGGTAGATGCAGATGCTTCTGGCCTAGAGCTAAGGATGCTTGGGCATTACCTAGGCGTCTATGACGGTGGTTCCTTTGCTGATGTTGTGGTTAATGGTGATATTCACCAACAGAATGCTGACCGCGTTGGTGTTACTCGTACCCAAGTTAAGTCTTTAACCTACTGCTTTATTTATGGCGGATCTGATACCAAGCTTGGTCTCACCTACAACCAAACCTTGGCGCCCGCTAAGGCTAAGACAAAAGGCAAGGAACTCCGTAATGCGTTTCTTGAGGCCATCCCAGGCCTTGAACAGCTCACACAAGCGATCAAGGTTAGAGCCTCGACGGATGTTCTGATTGGCCTTGATGGGCGTCCTATTCGCCTTCAGGGTAAGGGTCATGTTGGTTTGAACTATCTACTTCAAAGCTCTGGTGCAACCGTATGCAAGCGGTGGGGATTGATTTTATTTAGACACCTTATTGATGACTTTCACTTCAAGTACGGGGAAGATTTCACACTCCTCGCCTTCATACACGATTCCTGGGGGCTTTCAGTTAAGCCTGATCGAGTTGATACAGTCAAACGTCTGCTTGAACTCAGCATCGTCGAAGCAGGAGAGTTCTACAAACTCAGAGTCCCAATGGCAGCAGAGCCAAAGGTTGGAAGCTCTTGGAAAGACGTTCACTAAGGAATGTCGATCCTGCAAACATCACCTACCTCTTGAGCAGTTCCCTCATTTCTCTTCTTCAAAGCTGGGGAGGAAGAACACTTGTAAGGGTTGTACCAGCAGCCTTGCTTCTTTGCGGGAAGCACTGAGATCTCAGAATCCAACACCCCCACCTGGGGTTTGCCCGATCTGCAAAGACCACACAGATACGTGGGTCTTAGATCACTGTCACTTCTCCTCCACCTTTAGGGGCTACATCTGCAATGGATGCAACCTTGGGTTAGGAAGGCTCAATGACAATCCCCGCACTCTTATCGCTGCTTTACACTATCTTATTAACTAATGTATTCACCACAGCTTCGTATTGATGCTGACTTCTACGCATACCGTAGTTGTCAGATGGCTGAGGAGGAGTTGGATTTCGGAGAGGATGTAATCATCATCACCAGTAACTTCCCACTTGTCATCAGGATGTTCGAGCGACAGATCTCAGACCTAAAGGCTAGGTTTGATTCTGAGGATGTGATCCTTTATTTTACAGGATCTAATAACTTCCGTAAGGAGGTTGACCCTGATTACAAGGGGAATCGTACTAAGCGCAAGCCAGCAGGGTACAAAAGGCTACTGAACTACGCCTTTGAGAACTACATGTGTAGGCGTATCGATTGTCTTGAGGCGGATGACCTACTTGGTTTGGACTGTCACGAACAGGAAGAGAACTTTGTACTCATCAGCCCTGATAAGGATATGAAGTCCGTAGCTTGTCGGCTCTTCGATGGTAACCAGGAAACAACCATCACTACAGAAGAGGCAGACCACTGGTTTCACCTCCAATGTCTTACTGGAGATGCTGTGGATGGCTATAAGGGCGTCCCCGGCATTGGTCCCAAGAGTGCTGAGAAGGTGCTCTCAGAGGAAGGGAATGTGTGGGATCTCATCGTTGGTGCATATCAGAAGGCTGGTCTCACTGAGGTAGATGCTCTCAGGAATGCTCGTTTAGCTCGAATCCTACGTCCCGGTGAATTTGATTATGTCAATGAACAACCAATCCTTTGGACCCCCGCCTCCGGTAGTTGAGATGACGCCGGAGCAATCCTTCAAGCTCCGTCGCATTGAAGACTTAATACCTAACGCTAAGCCTAAGGATATTCAGACTTTTTTGCTTGCTCTGCAACGTCAGAACTTCGCTTTATCCAACACCGTCGTCAACTTACTTAAGCACTGGCCTAATTCTATCAATGACAAAGTTCAGCCCTAATCATTACCAAAAAGGATCCATTGAGGTTTGGGATTTTGTTAAGGATCAGAACCTTGATTACCTGAAAGGAAACATCATCAAGTACGTGTGTCGTTCAGGGTCTAAGCCTGGAGAGGCTGAGATTGATGATCTTCTCAAGGCCAAGGCTTACTTAGACAAGGCTATTTACTTTTCAATTCAAACCCCACCTAGTGATGTCGTCTAACTATCGGAACCTTGCCAGGATTTTCCGTAAGGCAATGGATCAGCCTCTTGATTCTTACACGATCGATTCTGCTGAGTTCCAACTCAAGCTGATTAGTGAGGAGTATCGGGAACTTGTAGCTGCTGTAAAGGATTGTGGGACTTCCCCAGGTAGCAGAGTTCATAAGGAACATACCCTGAAGGAGCTTACTGATCTCTTGGTGGTGTGTTTCCAGATGGCTGAGTGTCTTGGATGGGATCTTGATGTTGCCTATAACCGGGTGATGGCTAGCAACATGAGCAAGCTCGTTGATGGGAAGCCGTTGAAGAGAGAAGACGGGAAGATCCTTAAATCCCATAACTACAAACCACCCACCCTTATTGATC